CCACGGCGTCCTTGATCATCGCGGCGGCGGCCTGGATGTCCTGCGGGCCGATGTCGTACCCGTACTTGAGGAGCAGCGCGACGCTCATGGGGTTGAGCATGTCCTCGGTCGAGAACCGGAACGAGATCGACGCCGGGTCCGGCCCCCGCTGTTCCGGCTGCTTCGTGAACTTCTGCGGGTCGAAGCCCATCAGCGCGATGACCTCGGCCTCCATCGCTTCGCGCCGGAAGGTCGGCGAGTTGCCGAGGAGGTTCAGGACACGCAGGCCGTGCTGGATCTTCGCGTCCGTGTCGATCCGGTCGCTGCTGTCGACGCGCGTCTCAAAGATGAAGTCGCCCGCCAGCGTGCTCTCGGTCACAGGCGTCAGGCGCTCAAGGCCGTCGTCCCCGATCACATGCACGTAGTCGACCCCGTCCCAGAACCGCTGCATCAGCGAGTACAGGACTTCGGCGACTTCGGCCACGAACCGNTTGACGCGCGACTTCTCGTAGGCGAGGCGCTGGTCGTTGGCCGAGGCGACGAGGTTGACCTCCGACGCGCTGCGCCGGCCGGTGTTCGTGACGCCGATCTGGTTGTTCGAGAGCGCCCAGGCGCGGTCGAGATCCTGGCCGATGTTCGCCGCGAACTGGAAGTTCTCCCGCGGGTACGACGCGCGGGCCACTTCGCCGATGGCGTTCGTGCCCGGGCCGTTCATCGGGATGAACCCCTGCCACTCGCCGATCTTCAGTTTCTCGGCGATCTCCTCGTCGACCCGGTTGACGTCAAACCAGCGCAGCGGAATCGAGTGATCCCGCTGCTGCAACATCTGCGAGCGCGAGCGGATCAACTCGCGCACCTGCGGGCGCCCCGCCTGACTGTCGCTCGGCGGGATCGCAGCGTCGCTGATGTAGACGAGGGTCCCCACCCGGATCGGGAACTTCCGCAGCCCGATGTAGTGGCCCGGCACCGCGGGCTTGCCCGGCTTGGCCGGCTGCGCGGGGGTCGGCTGCCCCGTCANCGGGTCGATGCCGGCCGGCACTTCCGGGGTCGGGGGCTCCTCCGGCTGCTCGGGGATCCACTTCTGCCAGTTCGTGTCGCCGCGGAAGACCGGCTCCTCCAGCCCCTCCACGAAGATGATCCGGCGCAGACACTCCGGGTGGACCTTGTCGGCGTCGTAGAGCGCCGCCTTGTACCAGATCTCCTGCACCTTCACGTACGCCGTCGTGTCGCGGGTCTTCTCGTCCGGCTTGAGGATGTCGTCCGACATCAACTCCGGGTGACACTCCGGCGGCTTGAAGTCAGGCGGCAGATTGAACAGCTTCCGCGCTTCCTCGAGCGGGTAGTACGTCTCGAACCCCAGCCACGGCGCCTCGTCCCAGTCGGAGCCGGTGAACTCACTCGGCCAGAGCAGGGCGCTCGGCGAGATGCGCCGCGTGAAGAACCGCTGGTAGATCTTCCGCCGGANCTTCTGCGGCGCAGCCGCCGGGTCGGCGCCGGGCAGCGGCGGCGCCTCGACCTCCTCGAACCGCTGGTCGACCCCGACGTACACCGCCATGAGCCCGGCCGCGTTCACGACGTCAGCCAGGCATTCGTCGAGGACGTACGCGAACCGGCACTCGCGCGTGAGTTTGTCGTTCAGGGCGCGCGTGGCGACCGGCGCCGTCGCCTCGTACTGCGGGTGCTTCGCCTTCAGGTTCACCTGCGGAACCTGAAACGCGAGCTGCGCCGTCTTCTGNCGAGTGCGCGACCAGTCCTCGGGGACCGCCACCCGGTCCGCCATCGCGGAGTCCGGATCCCCCTTGAACGGCTTCTGCACCCGGTAGGCGACGTTCTCCTTCCAGTCGCTCAGGTACTCCTTCCGGACCTTCTGCGCAGCTTCGATCCACTGCCGCCACTGACTCGGCGACGACATCTGCGGACCGGCCGTCGGTTCGACAGGTGTCGCGTCGGTCTGTGTAGACATGTCGGCCATCAGGCGCAAGACTCCTTACTGTATTAGACAGGTTTCGAGGGGGAATGGTGACACTCCCCACGAGGTATTAATAAGGATACGGCGGTCGGGTTACGCCGTGCGGCGCGTGGCCTCGGACCCGAGCCGACCGGCGCTGCGGCGCTTCCGGGCGATGAGCCGGTCGATCTCCGCCCGCGCCGGGGACTTCGGGGGTTTCGGTTCACGGCTCGGCGACAGGCGCGACATGACCAGATACCGGAGCGCGTCCGGCCCGTGGTCATCCACCCCGCGACTGACAATGTCTTCGGGGTCCTTCTCGTCGATGGCCATCTCGGGGATCGCGCGAATCAACCGCGGACACCCCGAGCGCAGGAACCGCAGCCGCGGGAACGGCCCATGCCCGTGGTCGAGTTCGTCGCGCAGCCAGGTGTGGAGCTGGACCCACCCGGTCTTCCGGTTCTTGTCGGCTTCGATGAGGGAGAGCCCGGCNTGGGCGAACTCCTCGGCAATCGACGGCCCGGTGTGCTCCTGCATCATCTGATAGTCGGCGACCGTGTAACGGACCTTCAACCCCTCGGAGCGGCGCAGGATCTCCTTCGCCACGTCCTCAGGCGTCATCTCCTTGAAGAACCACTCCTTGAACACGATGGCCGAGCCGTCGGGCAGGATCACCGCCCAGAGACAGACGCCGAAGTCCTTGTACCCCCAGTCGATCGACCGCACCACCTCGTAGTGCGGCCACTCGATGATCGGCTTCCCCTGATACCGAGGCAGCTCATCGATGACGTGCCACGGTTTCCCATCGCGCGTCATCCGGAACTCCGAGAACATCTGCCCCTCCGTCGTCCACTCCCCGTACCGGAGCGCGTTGCGGAGGGCCTCCGAGGGGATCCCCTCGAACACCTTCGCGTAATTCTCAGGGTCGACGTAGGGGTTGTCGTCGAGGTTCGCTTTGATGGCGACGTAATCTTCTTCGCGGTACCCCGGATACCGCTCGGGGTCGAGCGCCGCGGCGCGTGTGATCCACAGGTCCCGCACCCAGCCGGCCCCGGGACCGACCGGGTTCGTCCCGCCCTTAAAGTACGGCACCAGACCGGGGATCGTCGTGCGGAGCGAGGTCATCAACCACGTGAACTGCTGATGGGTAAAGGTCGTCACCTCGTCAAGGAGAATCAACTCCCACTGCGTGGAGAGCCACTTCGTCAGCGCGTGGTCATCCTCGACGTGCCCGAACTGGATCAGCGAATGGTTCCAGGGAATCCGCAGCACCATGTCCGTCTGGTGGAACGCCGAGGGTGGGAGCCCGAGGGCCGACATCTCCATCGGGAGCTGGTCAGCGACGAGGTGGGACTTCTTCAGNTCCGGCGCCGAGCGCCGCAGGATGAGCGCCTTGAACCCCGGAATCGTCAACGCCCCGATCAATGCTTCGGCGCGGATGGCACGACTTTTGCCTCCACCTCGACTCCCGTGCAGCAGCGTGTAGCGCGCCGTCGATTCATGGAACGCCCGCTGATGCGGCAGCGGGTCGTAGACGACGACCCGCTTCCCGTTCTTCTCAACCTCGATCGTACAGTTCACAGACGCGCCCCGGATTCGAGGGTGACCTTCGTCCCTTCCTCAATCTCGATCCGATCCTTCAGCAACTTGTCGGCGTTGTCGACCAACCACACGTGCTCATGGTCCGCCAGGCGCTTGTCGTACAGCTCCTCGTCGGTCAACGCCCGGTGCGGCGCGATGGCCACGAGGTGCTCGAACAACGTCGCGTAGGGTGACCCGAAGGGAGCCGGGTGCGGCACGAACCCCTCGGGGATCGGCTCGCGACACCGGGACTCCCACCAGGTCGCCGCCGGCAGCGTCGGATAGAGCTCCCGCATCTGCGCGGCAAGATCCGTCCTCGCCGAGGAGGCGGACGGGGATGGGGTGGTGGCCGCCGGACTGGCGGACGCCGGCGGCGCAGGCGGCTCGGCGTCAGGGTCGGACCGACTGAGCGTGGCCTGGAGCAGATCGCTCTGCGCGTCGAGCGCAGCCACCTCCTCCGCTTTTACTGCCGCTTTTGATTCGGATTCTTCACGTAAGCGGGCGGCCTTCTCGCGTCTTGCGTTCAGAGCCG